GAATCGATCAGGTGACCGACAGCTTACTCATGCAGGAACTGACGCTGAGCGTGAACGTGGGTATGGGTGCGACGGACCCGATGGCGAAGTTGCAGCGCTTGTTGCAGGGCATCCAGGCGTACGCGAGCGTGGCGATGCAGCCGCCGCCGAACCTGAACTTGAACGAAGTCGGAAAGGAGATTTTCGGCTTCCTGGGCTATCAGGACGGCGGGCGCTTCTTGCAAGAAGGCGAAGACCCGCGCATCGGCCAGCTCACCCAGGCGCTGCAGCAGGCGAAAGGCCAGCTCGATAACAAGGCGCTTGAGCACGACGCCAAGGTCAAGGTCGCGGCGATCAACGCCGACACGCAGACCAAGATCGCAGCCGACGCGCATGCGACTCAGCAAGAGATCGCTGATAAGCAGATTCAGGCGCAGAAGGAAGCGAACATGAGCGCCGAGGTCATGCAGATGCGTGACCATGCGGTGAAGAAGATCGGCCTGCTCGCCGACCACGCGCACCACCAAGACGACATCACCATGCGCGGGCTTGAGACGCGCATTAAGCACGCTATCGAGATGAAGAAGATCGAAGCGAAACCAGCGACAGGAACGACGCACTGATGGCAATGGAACTAGACGATGGCTTGCTCACGGAGGCTGTGGTGGGCAAGCAAGTTGAAGAGTTTCTGGGCAGTGACATCGGACAGGCCATGCTCACCCTGGCCGAGCAGGAAGCTCAGGAAGCGATGGATGAGTTGAAGAAAATTCACCCGACGCAGCAGGACCAGATACGCGAGCTACAGAACCGTATTTGGCGAGCAGAGAAGTTTGAAGGATGGCTGGCCGGACTGATCCGCGATGGACAGCAGGCCGTAACGCAACTCAGGCAGCAACGATCAGAGGAACGTGAGGATGGCGAAGGCTAAGAAAGTCAAAGCGAAAGCAAAACCGGCGAAGCCGCCGATGAAGCCGAAAGGCAGCAAGAAACCTTATTAATTGAGTTCGCCTCACGTCGTGATGACGGTGGGCAACACGGGCCGCAACAAGCATGAGAGAACTCCTCCCTCTCGATGTGCTTGGCGGCCCGTTCCTTTTCAGGAACCTGAATGCCAAAACCCGCTACCCGCAAGGGCGTGGAGACGCCAGTGGCCGATCCCGCCGATGTACAGATGAGCACGCGCAACCCGCGCAATGAATATCTGAGGGAGATCGCCAAGACAACTGAGCACGACATGCTGCTCGGTGAGGCAACGGACGATCCAACACTGACGCCGGAATCGGTCGACCCGGAAGAGCATCAAGCACAACTGGACCTAGACGAAAAGCCGGAAGTCAAAGAGCCGCCGGCAGACGATGAACCGGAAACGCCCAAGCCCGACAAGGTCGAGCCTGAGCCGAAAGAAGAGGCCGCACAGACTGAGGACCCCGAGGACTATATCGAGGCCACGACGTACGGCAAGAAGAAAGTACGCGTCAAGATCGATGGTGAAGACCGTGTCGTTACCTTCGATGAGCTGGTGCGCGATGCGCAAAAGAAAGGCACGGCAGATAAACGGCTAGAGGAAGCGACCAAGCTCCTCAACGAAACCAAAGAAATCCATAGTCGCGCACGGCCATCCCGCGAGGACGCTGTGCAGACTCAAATAGAGCAACCACCCGAACTTGATCCGGGCGTTGCCGCCATGGTGCAGGCGATGCGTACTGGCACCGACGAAGAAGCTACTTTCGCAGCACAAGAATGGCAAAAAGAAATACGCAAGAAAGCTACCGTCCCGGACGATGCTTTGCGCGCGTACGTCAACGATGCCATGGATTTTCGCAGCTCCGCTGACTGGTGTAAGAGCGAGTACAGCGACTTGTTTGCAGATGCCACCCTCGGCGCGATGTTCGCCGATCGCGATGAGCGTCAGGTACGGGCCGGTGATAAGCGGGCCTACCGTGAGCGCTACAAAGAGATCGGAGAGGACTTGCGTACGTGGCGCAACTCACTGACTAAGTCAAGCCCCGCCCCCACACAGACACTAGAGGCCAAGCGCGAGAAGAAAGCTGCAGTGGCCACACCGACAAGTGCCGCCGTCAAAGACGTGCGTCCCGTTGTCGAGGACGAAACCGAAGACAACGTTCAGGACGTCATCGCAGCGATGGCGAAAAAACGCGGTCAACAACTTAGGACATTTTAATCATGGCTGGTCAAGTGTGGGGTGTGAGTTCGCTCGGCGGATTCATGTACTCGCGCCAGTTGAGCAACGTACTTCGCACCGCATTGGAACCGTTGGTGAAGTTTCGCCAATTCTGCGATGTGAAAGACGCTTCTCAGCAGGGCCGAAAGAAGGGCGACATCTTTACCTGGGATGTCTTCTCCGATGTAGCAACCCCCGGCGGTGTGCTCAACGAAACGAACACGATGCCGGAAACGAACTTCACCATCGCTCAGGGCACCCTGACGATGGGCGAGTTGGGAAACAGCGTGCCTTACTCTGGCAAGCTGGACGACCTCAGCAAGTTCCCGGTGGTCGAGATCATCAACAAGGTACTGAAGAACGACGCAACCAAGGCGTTCGATCAGCAAGCGTATCTGCAGTTCAACAGCTCGCGCTGCAAGCTCGTTGCTTCGAATGCCACGGCTGTCACGTTGTATAGCAATGGCACCGCAACCGGCAACAACAGTGCGGCGTACAGCAACACGCACGCCAAGCTGATAGTCGACATCATGAAAGAGCGCAATGTCCCGTCCTACATCGCCGACGATTATTACGCGATTGCATGGCCGACCACGCTGCGCACCTTCAAGAACAACCTGGAATCGATTCATCAGTACACCGAGTCGGGTTTCCGGTTGATCATGAACGGTGAGATCGGGCGCTACGAGAATGTTCGTTACGTCGAGCAAACCAACATCTACAAAGGTCTGAATACGACCGGCGCATTTTCTGGCACCGCGCCTGCCGCTTTTACGAACGGTTTGTCTGATTGGATTTTCTTCTTCGGTGACGACACTGTTGCCGAGGCTGTAGCGGTGCCAGAAGAGATGCGCGGGAAGATTCCAACGGATTTCGGCCGCTCCAAGGGGGTAGCGTGGTACTACCTCGGTGGGTTCGGCATCGTTCATCGAAACACCGACGACACGACCGCTGCCAACTGCCGCATCTTCAAGTGGGACGGCAACTAAGCATTTGAGCTAATCGGGTCTTCCCCCGCTGCTCGCACATACGTCGTCAGGGAGACTGACGGCGCAAAGGACTAAGCAATGGCAACGAAAAATATGGCGTATGACCATCCCGCTTACGTGACTCCGGTCATCTACAGTGGGATGTCGACGGCCGGCGCGAACGGTGTGACCACGAAGTGGGCGGCCTATACGGCACAGAAGATTATGTCTGTAACGTATACGCAGGTTGTCTTGAGCACGGCAGCAGGCTCGCAGCCTCTGCTGTACTACAAGACCGGCACGAACACCGGCACTTCGACGTTGACGGTGCTCTCCAGCGGCTCGGCGACGGCGATCAATCTTGCGATCGCCACGCCAATCTCTCTGATACAGGGCGATTGGTTTTACTTCACGCACGGGACTGATGGCACGGCAACGGTTGCGGTCGCGGTCGAGACGAACGTCATTCCGGGATCGAACATTACGGCGCCGACGTAAGGGACTTAGAAGGGAGGGGCATTGCTCCTCCCGTTTTTATGATTAGAAGATTTTCTTTTCAGAACCCGAAGCCAACGAAAACCTGCGCAGTGCTGCGCTACGGTGCCTTCGGCGATGCAATCCAAGCGACCAGTATTTTGCCTTGGCTCAAACAGCAGGGTTATCACATTACGATGTATTGCGCGTCGGCGTCCTGGGACGTGATTAAGTACGACCCGCACATCGATGAGGTGGTGGTGCAAGACGAAGAGGACGTGCCCAATCATGAGCTGGGCGACTTTTGGAATTGCCTCGGCAAGAAATACGATCGTTTCATCAACCTGTCGGAGTCGATCGAGCGCAGCCTATTGACGATGCCGGGCACGACCAGCCATCGCTGGCCGCACGCGATGCGCCACAAGTACCTGAATCACAATTACCTGGAATTCATTCACGACATTGCTGAAGTTCCGCTGCCATCGCGCAGCCGGTTCTACGCTACGCAGGAAGAGCGTAACTGGGCGCTGGAGCAGAAGGAAGCGCTGGGCGGCAAGGTCATCTTGTGGGTGTTGTCGGGCTCGGCCGCACACAAGGTCTGGCCGTATATGGACGTTGTGATCGATAAGATTTTGAGTACCGATGCGCGGGCGCGATTTATTTTGGTCGGAGACGTAGCATCGAAGATGTTGCAGGCGGGATGGGAAGAGACGTGGCAGGTTCTCACGCGCGCTGGCCAATGGACGATTCGCGAAACGATGGCGTTTGCGCAAATCGCCGATCTAGTGGTCGGTCCAGAAACGGGCGTGATGAACGCCGTGGCGCTGGAGCGTGTGCCTAAGATCGTGACGCTCTCGCATTCCTCGGTAGAAAACCTAACTCTCAACTGGGTCAACACAATGAGTCTCGCGCCGCTAAATACGCCGTGCTACCCGTGCCATCGCATTCACTTTGATTTCAAGCACTGTGTGGAGCGCGACGGGCTGGCGGCGTGCCAACTGGATATACCCGCAGAACAGATGATCGCGGCGATCAGGGAGGTGCTGTGAGCGCCCCACCCTCGTTGGTCTCCGGTGAGCACATCTCGCAGCTCTGTGAGATCGCGCGCAAATGTCCAGACGGATGTTTCGTGGAAGTCGGCGTCTACAAGGGCGGCACGGCTTATCACTTGGCCGAGGTGGCCATGGAGCAGGGCAGGGCAATTTACCTGTACGACACGTTTACAGGCATTCCCTGGAAAGACGAGATTGACACGCACCCAATCGGCGACTTCGGCGACACCAGCGCAGACGCGGTGCGCGCGGCCATCCCGTACGCCAAGGTATTAGAGGGCGTGTTCCCTGACACGCTGGTGGAGATGGGGCCAATCGCGTTCGTGCATCTTGACGTAGATCAGTACCGCAGTTACATGGATTGCCTGCGCGTGCTCGTGCCGATGATGGTGCCGGGCGGTGCGATGGTGTTCGATGACTATGGGTGGCTGGACGGCGCCACGGTTGCGGTAAACGAATTCTTCGGAAAGGAGCGCGTGCTGCTCAGCGCTCAGTTTACGGCATCTGGAAGGATCGCGATGGCTGGCAAGGCAATGGTGCGGTTTTGACCTGGACCCGCGCGACCAGCTTAGGTAGCGAGGCCGCCAAGATCAAGTGGGAGCTGCCGCGCTATACGCGTGGTACTGGCTTAGATGTCGGCTGCGGCAAGTGCAAGGCGTTCGATCGCTACATCGGTGTGGATGACTACAGCCACACGCTCTTGTTCGGACACCAGTTCAAAGCCGACGTGATGTGCAAGGCAGAAAATCTGCACCTGTTCGCCGATCGTTCGCTCGACTTTGTGTTCAGCTCGCACCTGCTGGAGCATATGAGCGACCCCGGCGCGGTGCTCAAAGAGTGGTCGCGCATCGTCAAAGACGGTGGACACCTCATTTTGTACCTGCCCGACGAGGACGAATACCCGAAGGTCGGTGAGGATGGCGCTAACCCGGACCACAAGTGGAATGTGAACTACGAGCGCATCGTAGAGATGATGGATGCAGTGGAGCGTAACTGGGACTTAGTACGCTTCGAGAAGCGAAACCTGCAAGACGAGTACAGCCTGTTCTTCGTGTTCAGGTTTATCGGCGGTGAGTGTAGTTAAACAAAGGAGCAACGAGCATGGCTGAGAACGATACTGGCTTTCAGACTTCTGGCTACATCAACAAGAAGGGCACCAAGGCGCCCGGCAATGAAATGCCTCCGGGCCAGGATATCGGCGATCAAACGAACGCCGATATTTCCGAGATGACGATGAAGAAATTGCTGCCTCTGAGCTATCCGGGCAGCGGGCAAGACTAAGTAGCACTCGCGCATCAAGGGCCGCCTTCGGGCGGCCTTTTCTTTTGGGAGAACGGATATGCCAGCGACCCCTAAGTTCTATTGGCGGCAACCGGTATCGGTGCCCGGCAACGAGGGCGGCGATTCCTGGGGCAGCTTCGCGAAGGTGCGGAAGTCGTCTGCGGGCGCGAGCAATCAGATGCCGCCCGGCTACGAGCCGCAGGCCAAGAACGGTTTCGGCAGCAAGGTCGCTGACGGTAACGTCACGGCTGAAGACGCCGATTGTGGCTACTGCGAGTACGACAAGCCGACCTACGGCGATCGCAGCTACGGGGATACCGAGTAATGGCTGACCCGACCGTACAGGATTGGCTCGGCGGGCTGTACTCGATCTACAACCTGTCCGGTGCCACGTTTCAAGATCACAACGGCATGCTGTTCCAAATCACCGGCCAGACGCCGATCGGCGGCTCAGAAGGTGCGGGTGGGCGGCTGACGCTCACCACGGCGTTGCCGGTGATGAACTCGGCCACGCCCGTGCTCGGCGCGACATCGATTCTCTACACGCCGTATCAGGGCGATCAGATTGCCTGCTACAACGGTACGACCTGGAAGCGCTTCACGTTCACGGAGCTGACGAACGTGACGACGGCCACCACCAGTGGAAGTGCTGGCCCGCTCGCGGTGGCGAACAATACAAACTACGACTTATTTGTCTGGGACACCTCGCTGGGCGCGACTGCTTCCGGCACGCTGGCGCTGACGCGTGGGCCGGCTTGGACCGACAACACGACGCGCAGCGCCGGCACTGCACTGGTGATGCAAAACGGGGTGCTGGTCAATGCGGTCGCGATCACCAATGGCCCTGCAATCAAGTGCGGGCGCTACGTCGGCACGGTGCACAGCAACGGCACTGCTTCGATCGACTGGCAGTACGGCGCGTTCGCATCGGGCTGGACCCCGGCATTGCACCACGTCTGGAATATGTACAACCGCGTGCAGGTTGCGGGCTCGTTAGGTGAGACCGGAGCGGCCACCCACACCTACAACTCGACCACCGTGCATCAAGTCAATGGCGTGACCAACGCGAAAGTGCAAGCGGTGTTCGGCCTAAACGAAGACGCGCAGCGCGCGATGTACATGACGCGCGGACAGAACGCCGCCGCCGTGGTCGCGGCAGTGGTTGGCGTCGGCCTCGACACGACCACCGCCTTTAGCGGCCTTACGGGAGTTGGCAGCAGCGTGGCGTCAACGCTGAACTTCGTGACGGGCGAATACGTCGGCCTGCCCGGCTTGGGCTTCCACACCTTTACCGCAAACGAGGCGTGCTCGACCGCCCAGATCATCACGTTCTTCGACTTCAACGCTGCCGCTCCGCCCATTCAGACCGGCATGAACTACCTTCTGACGATGTAGCCCATGCTCAAATATCAGGACTACCTGCAGGACCGTCACGGCAACGCCATCCCCAACGCGCAAATTCTCGTCGAAGCACTCGGCACGGGCATCGCTGCGCCAATCTACGCTGACTCGGGCGCGGTAACCGTACAGGCCAATCCGACCACCAGCGACGCTGACGGCTACTTCTCGTTCCACGCTGCGGCCGGTCACTACACGCTGATCATCACACTGCCCGATGGCGGCACGCGCACGGTCGCCGACGTGTTCCTGCCGCCCGATGCGACCAGCGTAGGCACGACCGGCAACCTCAACTTTGCGCTACTCACGCCAGACGATGGCGGTGTCAGTGCAAGTGCGTCGCTCGCCACGGCAATCATCTCCGGCCTGCCGATCGCGGTGACGAAAGTCACGACCGGCACTTACCTGCTGACCGTCAACGCTACGATCACCAAGGCGCTCTGGGGCATGGGCGGCGTGCTCAAAGTCGCCAACGGCGTGGTGCTCACGCTCAACTGCCCGATCTACTGCCCTGACGGCACGCCGCTGTTCGACTTGACGCTCGGCGGCACGCTCGCCGGTACGCCGAAAGTCAAAGACTTCATGGCCAATTGGATCGTCGGTTGCGATCCGTCGTTCGTCACCGATTCTTCGCCCGCCATTCAGGCGGCGATCAATCTGTGCGTAGGCAGCAATAAACCCGACGTGGTCATCCTGCCGGGCCGCTACAAGATCATGTCTACGATCACCAAGACGCGCTCGCTTTCTACCCCGAGGATTCGCGGCATGGGTGGCAGCGGGAATGCTACTGGAAGAACCGTTACGGGCCAGCCGCCCGGCAACACTGGCGGGGTCCCCACTGGTTGCGTGCTTGATGCCAGCGCAAGCTCTCTGGGAGCAACGCAGCCAATTATGAAATTGGCGATGATCTCCGGTGAGCAATCGATGGGCGGTGTCGAAAACATTACCTTCTACGGCAACGCGGTGTGTAAGGGCCTGCAACTTGCCGATTGCACTGGCCTGCAGATAACGAACTGCACATTCAATTGGTGCCTCGGCGACTGTGTTCACCTCCTCATCGAAACGCCAACCGGGTTTAGTGCAGTAGAGCACAATAAATTTACGCATTGTGTCTTCTACTTCCAGTCAGGCTTCGCCGTTCATCTCGAAATGGCTTCCGGGAACACTGCGGAGCACTCATTTCACGGCTGCAGTTTCGATGACTGCTGGTTCAGTTTTTTCGCTGGCGCGACTGCAGCGTTTTTGATTGGCTACGGCTGTAAGTGGTACAACGGTTATCTAAACTGCATAATGTTTTTCTCGGCCAACACCATCCTGCGGCAGTACGGGTTCTTGTTCCAGAAGGCAAACGCGCACGGTACTTCCGATCCTCATCGACCAGTATCGCTCGGTGGCGGCTCGATACGCACCGAGAGCGGGAATCGCTTCATCGACGGAAGCCATCTTGCATGGCCGATGGCACGGCTCGCGTGTGACATACCCCAGGATGAAAGCAGCATCTATGGTTCCGGTACTGTCTATTACGGTGGAACTATTTCGGGATTGGGCGCGGTTCATTTAGGCAATCTTCGCCTGACCGACACGATGTACTACCACGGATTCGAAAGCCCCGACAACGGTAGCGCACGTGGCATATCTTTGAGACCATACGGCTTCACTTATATCCCGGTAGATGTAGACCCGACAACCGGCACCGCGTCACTTACTGTGAGCGGTGCGACGTTGACCTTTCTAGACTTACATATCGAGTGCCAGCGCGGTGCTGATCCTGGGCTGCCGGAACGGGGCGGCTACTACCTGTCGCGTCATACCGGTTTTGCAGAAGTAAGCGATCAGGGTAAAGTGAGCGGGGTACTCCCGCTAACGCCCGCTGCTACTCCAACCTCCGCGCGGTGGTTGGAACTGAGAAACAGGCCGCTTTATGGAAGCGCCACATATTCCGGCTCGACAATCACTCCTGCGATGGGCATCAGCACTACGGTGACCGTCACCGGCGCGGCGCTGGGTGATCACGTCAACACTTCGTTCAGTAATGACTTGCTCGGCATATCGCTAACGTCGAGCGTGAAAAGCGCCAATACGGTCGAGGTGCGGTTCGAAAATCTGACCGGCGATGATCATGCGCCCGGCAGCGGTACGATTTCGTGTGTGGTGCAAAAGCGAGTCACTGCCACGGTCGACCCAGGTTCGCTCGCCGATGGCGGCAGCTTCTTGTCGACCGCCATATCGGTATCGGGTGCGACGCTCGGCGAGCCAGTAGACGCGGCGTTCAACGTCGATTTGCAGGGCATTATCTTGACCGGGTATGTCAGCTCGGCCGGGAACGTTAAGGTGATTTTTCAGAACGAAACGGGCGCCGGTCCGATTGCTCTGGGCTCGCACACGGTGACGGTGATCACCAACATCAGCGGCACCAAGTCATACGACCCCGGCACGTTGCAGGACGGCAGCGTTCTCACGCTTCCAATCACAGTGAATGGTGTCCCGTTCGGATTGAGTGGCAGCGGCTGCTTCGTGGATATCAGTTGCTCTGCCAATCTGCTCGGCGTGAGCCTCACTGGGCACGTGAACGCGGCCAATACGGTAACGGCGACGTTCGCTAATAACACTGGCATCCCGTTCGGTCTGGTCGCCTGCACGATTCACGCGCGTGTCGAGCAACCAGCACGGCCTGGATGGTTGCTTCAAGACGCCCCCGGTTGGGGCACTGCCGTGGTCGATATCGCCCCCAGCGGCAATATCACCATCAGCAATAGTAAATTTCCACCGTGTTGGGAGAGTAGAACTACCGCCCCAACCGAAGGCATCATGCTCAACGATGTTCAAGTCCCGGAAGATTCCCAAATCTTCTACGCCCCGCAAATCGCCAGCGGCGTGGACGCCGATGTGGACTTGGGCACGGACGTGTTTACAGTGCCCGTTCTGCCTTTAGACGACCACCCTACAACACCAACACCTTATCAGAAGTGGCAAACCGGTCAGCAGGTGGTTTTCACGCTGGACTCGGGAACGATTACCGGTACTGTCGGGCTGACCACGGGCACTAGCTACTACATCATTCGTGTTGACGCTACCCACGTGATGCTGGCCGAGACCGTCACGCTGGCACACGCGGGTACGCAGATTGGCCTGACCGGGAAAGCGTCTCCGGTCTGGAACCTTGAGCTGGTCCCGTTTGAAGTGAACGATAAAATTCAGTACCTCTCGCCCTACAACGTAGTCTTTACCAGCGTCATTAAGGGTTTCGATCGGGCACTGCATAGGATTGACATCACGCAACCAGTTGTACGCTTCACTCCGGTTTATCCGTACGGTATTGATACTGGCGCCAAGATAAAAGTAATGCCGGTGTGGGCGCGCGTTATCGTTTGGCCGATAGCGGTGCCCTACCATGCGTTCGGCCAGTCTGTCTACACGAGCGGAGAGGCGAGCAGCTTAGTGTTTCCTCGTGTACCTTAATTGAGGAGGATTGATTTTGCTAGATCGTAGTCGTTTCTACGGCCGCACGTTCGGCGATTCGCGCGTGTCTTACGTGCAAGACGGTATCGAGTTTGATGCGGCGGGTAACGAGGTGACGCCGGTCGTGCTGGCGGAGAGTGCTCCGGTGCCGGCCGCTCTGCGTGAAGAGGTGCCGGCGTTTGTGCCTGAGGAGGTGCCGCCAGCAGCGCCGACGAGCGAGGTACGTCCGCGCTTGCGCATTCGTCGATGACATGGTCGAGAGAGGTCGGCTACGAGGGTGACGAGTCTGCAAAGATACGCTGGCTT